TTAGTGCAGCTAGATCAAAAACAAAAGCATACTAAAATACAAACAGATTTTATGGCTTTTGTAAAACATATGTGGCCTGATTTTATTGAAGGTGAACACCATAAAATTATTGCAGAAAAATTTAATGATCTTGCAAGTGGTAAAATAAAAAGATTAATTGTAAATATGCCACCAAGGCATACAAAGTCTGAGTTCGCTTCAACCCTGTTGCCTGCTTGGATGATCGGGAAAAATCCAAAACTAAAAATAATACAGACAACCCACACAGGAGAACTAGCAGTTAGGTTCGGGCGTAAAGCTAAAACATTAATTGATTCTCCAGAATATCAACAGATATTTAAAACAAGACTAAGAGAAGACTCGCAAGCCGCCGGTCGCTGGGAAACTGCACAAGGTGGCGAGTATTTCGCAGCAGGTGTCGGGGGTGCTATCACAGGTCGAGGTGCTGATTTATTAATCATTGATGACCCACACTCGGAACAAGATTCTATGAACATGGGTGCTTTAGAAAAAGCATATGAGTGGTACACATCTGGACCACGACAACGTTTACAACCAGGCGGTAAAATCGTTTGTGTTATGACTCGTTGGAATGTAAAGGACCTAACAGGAATTCTTATAAAGAACCAAACAGAACCTAAAGCTGATCAATGGGAGTTGGTAGAGTTTCCGGCAGTTATGCCGAGTGGTAAACCTGTATGGCCGGAATACTGGAAGCTAGATGAACTCGAAGGAGTCAAAGCATCCTTATCACTCGGCAAGTGGAATGCACAGTGGATGCAGAATCCTACCTCTGAAGAAGGTGCAATCTTGAAAAGAGAGTGGTGGAATAATTGGGACAAAGACAATATTCCAAGATTAGATCATGTCATACAATCTTACGATACAGCTTTTATGAAAAAAGAAACAGCAGACTTTAGTGCGATTACTACGTGGGGTATATTTAGATTGAACGAAGATGGAGCACCGCAGATGATATTGCTAGATGCAATGAAAGGTAGATATGAGTTTCCAGAACTTAGAAGAGTTGCAAAAGAACAATATGATTACTGGGAACCAGAAACTGTATTGATTGAGTCTAAAGCATCAGGTTTACCACTAACATATGAATTAAGACAGATGGGTATACCCGTTGTAAACTACACACCATCTCGTGGAAACGACAAACATACTAGAGTTAATTCTGTTGCACCTCTGTTTGAATCTGGTAATATATGGGCGCCTTTGGATAAACAGTTTGCTCAAGAAGTAGTAGAAGAGTGCGCTGCATTTCCGTATGGGGATCATGATGACTTAGTTGATTCAACAACACAGGCTGTCATGAGATTTAGACAAGGTGGTTTAATAAACCATCCCGAAGATTATAAGGATGAAAAAATACCTAAAAGAAGGTATAAATATTATTGGTAAACTATGAACGCAATTATAAGATTTTTAAAAGCCGCTAGATCCCTGAAAAACAGTGGGATAACAAAAGATCAAGTATTAGAATTTGCTAAAAAAGAATTTGGTGAAGTTTCTGATTTCATGAGAAAGCAAATAGATAATATATTCAAGTCTCCAGCAACTAAAAATTTTCCTAAAAAAGCCGAAAAGAAAACAGGAGAGGTCGTACCTTTTAAAGAAGGCATTGAAACTCTTGAAGATAGTAGTCCATTAATGAATAAACTTAATAAAACAGTTGAAGAGATGAGACTTTCAGATGATGACCCTATGGGTGATCTTGAACAGATATTAAATCCAAAAAGAACAGGTGGATCCTTGGACCCAGCTATAGGAATTACTAGAACGTTGGTAAGAAGAATATTAATGGAAAAAGAAGTTCCAATAGGTAAAGAAGATCCGATTATTGTTTTTGATAAAACGTTTGGAACAGACATTGCAATTGATGTTAAAAATCTTGCAGAAGAATTATTAGAAATGGAGAGAATGGGTAAGACTCCTAAAAATCTTGATACGATTTTAAAACAAGAAGGTTTGCTTGATATAAAAATACCTGAAAATCCAGCGCGAGGTATGACAGATGATGAGTTACAAAAGTTTCTTAAAGAAACAGATGAAAAACAAATTCTAGATGATTTTGATCCAACATTTAGAAAACCAAATGCAGAAGGTGGATTAACAAGAACAAGTTATGCTTTAGGTAAAGGTCCAGTATTACCAAGTGATGAAGATCCAATAAATCCTTTTCAACCAAAACCTACAGGCCCCGTGTTGCCTGACAAAAGTATGACGGCTGAGTTTTCTCTACAAGATTACATGGACGAGTTTGAACGTGTGTTTCCTGACATGATAGATAAAAGAGGGACACAAGAATATATGGATATGCTAGAAGATTATTTTAGAGGATTAGCATCTAAAGATAGAACAGGCGGCAGGGTTCAAGCGGCAAGTGGCGGGCTAGCTGGCATAATAAATTTATAATGAAAATACACGAGTACAATGAGATGATGGCGTACCTTACGCGTCCGACTGTTAATAGAGTTGAATTTGCTGATGGAACAAAAAAACGTCCTCAAATTTCTAATGTTAATTTTAAACAAGTAATATCTGATTCTTTTAAAAAAATTTTTAATAAAAAAGGAAAAGTTAGTATTTCAGATATTGTAAGTGATACAGGTTATTCTAAACCAACCATTTATAAATATTTACCAGAAAGTCAATCTGCTAAATTAATATCACAACCATCTCCTTTTAGAGATAAAGTTTTAAAAGAAGTTAATAAAATTATTGATGATGTTTTTAAAAATAAAAAACCATTAATAAATGCTTCTCCAAGTAAAATCTTTGAAAAAATTTATGGAAAAAAATTTAATATAAAAACTGATAATATAGGAGTTATTAAAAAAATTTTAGAAGAAAACCCTAATTGGTCTAAAATTAGAGAGGCAGTTACAAACACATCAACTAGAGTTGGAGCTGGAAACAAAATATTTGAAACGGTAAAATTTAAAGATTTTGATAAAGCTTTAGCAAAAGCTATGAAATCACGAAGCTTAACTAGAGCAAGCACAGTTGAAGAGTTTATATTAAGAGATTTAAAAAGACATATTGATCAAGGTGGAACAAAATTTGAGTTTGCCAAAGGTAATAGTTTTGAAAAAGGTTTTAAAGGATTAAAAATAAAAGATTTAACTAAGGGAGACACAATAGATTTTGCAGCTATTAAAAAAGATGACCCTAGATTTAAAGAATATAAAAAAATTTTTAATGATATTAAAAAATTAAAATTAACACCTTATACTAATCCTGTTAACAAAGAAAAAACAACTTTATTAAAAGGTCTTCAACAAGCAACAGGAGTTGATGCACCTTTAAATATTCAACACGCTAAAGGAGTTGCAGTTGAACCTTTAAAAAATTTATCCATTGCTACTTATAAAGCAAATATTGGTGCAAAGATGGTGGGTTCTGTAGAAGATGTAGAAACGTTAGGAATAAGAAGCACCATACCTGGAGGTAAAAGAGTTTATGGTCCAAAGCTATCTTTTAAAGATGAAGTTAATCGTCTTACAAAATTTTCTGACAGAATGATTAAAGGAGCTGGAACTAGAACTTTAAAAACTCCAACGGAAACTTTAACAAAAACCTCTGGTCCACAACTAAGCGCAAACCCGTTCCTTGATCCTAAAAACATTTTAAGAGGACTAGGTGATGTTGTTAAAGTTTTGGGCACACCATCAGTTTCTGCAGGTTTTGCAGGATCTACAGTTAAGAAAAATTTAGAAGAAGGTCAGAGTCTTCTTGATGCAACTACAGATAAAATGGTAGGTATAGATTTATTATATCCAGAAATTGCAAAACAAACTGTAGGTAAATTTGCTCAACCAGCAGGCAAAGGTATTTTATCTACGCTTGCTAGAGTAGCAGCAAATCCTTTTGGAAAAGCGGCAAGATTATTTACACCTGTTGGTGCAGGTATTACTGCTGTAGGTTTAGGAAAAGATTATTATGATTTTGTATTAAAAGAACTTGAAAGAAAAGAAGCTGACCCTGAAGCGTATGCTGTAGAGCAAGAAGAACAAATGGGGATATCAGCGTGATAGGTAAAAAGTCAGGGCCACCACCAAAATCTGGCCCACATGCGCAGGGGTTGAATATTAACTATAATACTGTTAAGACAGTGAAACTGGAGAAAACAAATGGCAGAAATAGACAAAGCTTTACCGAACGTAAAGCAAACGATAAACGTTCCTAGTCCTGAAGAAATACAAATAGATTTACAAGAAGAACAAAAACCGGATCAACCAGTTGAAGTTCAACCAAATGAAGATGGAAGCGTTGATATAAACTTTGATCCAAAAGTTGGAAGTTTACCTCAAACTGATGAACACTTTGCAAACCTTGCAGAGTTATTACCAGATGAAGTTTTAGGACCAATAGGTAATGAGCTATACGCTAATTATACAGATTACAAAGTAGGACGAAAAGATTGGGAGCACGCATACACAAATGGTTTAGATCTTTTAGGATTTAAGTATGAAGAAAAATCAGAACCATTTAAAGGTGCATCAGGTGCAACTCACCCAGTGTTAGCAGAAGCTGTTACACAGTTTCAATCGTTAGCTTACAAAGAATTATTACCATCACAAGGACCAATCAGAACACAAATTATTGGTTTACCAACTCCTGACAAAGAGCAACAAGCTCTACGTGTTAAAGAGTTTATGAATTATCAAATCATGTCAGAAATGAAAGAATATGAATCTGAGTTTGATCAGATGTTATTTTATCTACCGCTGACAGGATCTACATTTAAAAAAATTTATTATGATGAAATTATGCAGAGAACCGTTTCTAAATTTGTTCCTGCAGATGATTTAATTGTTCCGTACTCAGCTACCTCATTAGACGATGCGGAGACAATTATTCATGTAATTAAAACGTCAGAGAATGAATTAAGAAAACAACAAGTTGGTGGTTTTTATAGAGACGTTAGTTTAACTCCAGGTCAAGACAATGAAACAGAATCAGAGAAAAAAGAACGAGAGTTAGATGGTATGAGTAAAAGTAAAAATCAAAACATGTTTACTCTTTTAGAGTGTCATGTTGATTTAGATATTGAAGGTTTTGAAGATACAGATTCACAGGGTGAATCTACAGGAATTAAATTACCATACATTGTAACAATTGAGGAAGGTTCTCGTGAAGTATTATCTATTAGAAGAAACTACGAAGTAGGTGATTCAACAAGAACTAAAATACAATATTTTGTACACTTTAAATTTTTACCTGGTCTAGGTTTTTATGGTTTTGGTTTAATCCACATGATAGGTGGTTTATCAAGAACTGCAACTTCTGCATTAAGATCGCTTCTTGACGCCGGAACCTTTTCAAATCAGCCATCAGGATTTAAAATGCGTGGAATAAAATTAAGAGACGAAGCAGCTCCATTACAACCCGGAGAGTTTAGAGATGTAGATGCACCAGGTGGTAATTTACGAGATGCATTTATGCCATTACCATTCAAAGAACCATCAGCAACTTTATTACAGCTTATGGGTGTTGTTGTATCTGCAGGACAAAGATTTGCATCTATTGCAGATCTGCAAGTAGGAGAAGGAAATCAACAAGCGGCAGTAGGTACAACAGTTGCTATGTTAGAAAGAGGATCTAGAACAATGTCAGCAATTCATAAAAGATTATATTCTTCTATGAAACGTGAGTTTAGTTTAATGGCTAGAGTTTTTAAACTTTACTTACCTCCAGTTTACCCATATGATGTTGTTGGCGGTCAAAGGCAAATCAAACAAAATGATTTCGATGACCGAATAGATATATTGCCAGTTGCGGATCCAAATATCTTTTCACAGACACAGCGGATATCACTCGCTCAAACGGAAATGCAACTGGCAGCTTCTAATCCTGCAATTCACAATCAATATGAAGTTTACAGAAACATGTATGAAGCTTTAGGTGTAAAAGATATAGATATAATTTTAAAAAGACCGGAAAAACCAATGCCAAAAGACCCTGCATTAGAACACATTGATGCATTAGCTGGCAAACCTTTTCAAGCTTTTCCAGGTCAGGACCACCAAGCACACATTACAGCGCATTTAAATTTTATGGAAACTAATATGGTAAAAAATGCACCGGTGGTAGGCGCTGCAATACAGAAAAATATACTTGAACACATAAGTTTAATGGCACAAGAACAAATTGAAATAGAATTTAGAGAAGAATTACCTCAATTAATGCAAATGCAACAGATGGCAATGCAAAATCCACAGCTACAACAACAAGCAAGAATGCTTTCTGAAAAAATTGAGTCAAGAAAAGCAGTTTTAATATCTGAAATGATGGATGATTATGCAAAAGAAGAGAAAAAAATAACTTCACAGTTTGATAATGACCCAATTGCTAAGTTAAGAGCAAGAGAACTAGACCTACAAGCAAAAGAAAACGCTAGAAAAGAAAAAGAAGGTCAAGAAAGGTTAAATTTAGACCGAATGAGAGCAATGATGAACGATCAAAACCAAGACGAAAAGCTAAAACAGAACGAACAACTTGCAAATCTTCGTGCAGACACTTCAATACAAAAAACTATTTTAGGTAAAACAATTCCATCAGGTGATAAGATGGCTAAAAGCGTTCAAATTATAAGAGGAGATAGATAATATGTGGTTATCAGCAATTAAATTAGCAGTTTCTGCTGGAAGTAAGATATATGCTAACAAACAGAGAACTAAGATGGCTATGTCAGACGCACAACTGATGCATGCTACTAAGATGGCCCAGGGTGAGGAAGCTTACCAGGGAAAACTTTTAGAAGCCCGACAATCAGACTGGAAAGACGAGGCAGTTTTAATAATTTTAAGTACGCCAATCATGGTGCTGGCCTGGGCAGTCATATCGGACGATCCTACAGCGATGGACAAGGTAAAATTGTTCTTCGAAATGTTCTCGCAGCTCCCATCATGGTTTACTAATTTATGGATACTTGTAGTCGCGAGTATTTATGGTATAAAAGGAACACAAATATTCCGTGGAGGAATGAACAAGGAGAAAAACAATGGCAAATAGACTATACAACAAACAAGTATCACCTAAAGGTTATAAAATGGGTGGAAGAGTAAAAAAAATGGGTGGCGG